ACAAATAGAAGAAATATATTTTTAGCTATAAAAGGTGGAAGTTGGACAGCATCTTCATATACAATTGCAGGTAACACATTAAACTCAACCACCACAGTTTCTGAATTACCTTTTCTTCCTTTGAGAGGTATATCTCTTATTGGTAGAATGACGGCACAAAGTACTGCTGGAACTTCAACAGCTCAAGATAGAATTGGTTTCGGCAGTGGATTATCAACCACGTCAAGAAATTCTGCAGGAGTTTTAGATAATAATAACGCAGACCCATCGGAAATAGGCACAATTATACGATATGATTCCGTACTATCATTTCCAACTGCAGCTGGTGCAGTTCAAGCAACTTATGATATAAATGCGTTTAATTTAAACTCATTTCAGATTATTGTTGATACGGCTGGCGGTGTTACAAATGAGTTTCATGGATATTTGGCTTTCGGTGATACGATGTACCCACGAATTCAAAGTATTGGACATCCATTTATAATTTAAAAATATAATAATATGAGTTACACTACAAATGATTTTATTTATATTAGAACAGAAGAATATCCTGAAGAATCTACAAAAGAGGTATTTTTTGAGTATATGAATTTTGTTTATTTTGCTAGATGCTTTGAAAACATAATTCAATATATAGGAGGACAAAGACACTCTGAACCATTAACAAATGGAGATATTCCCACCTATGAACAAGGATTGGAACATGATATTAGAAGAGAATTGTATAATGGAAATCACCAACCATTACAAGAGTGGATAGATACTAATGGATACTAATAACATAAACTTATTATTTAAATTTTATAAATGTCAGTAATAATATATAACGGAAGTTTTAAACAACATAACGGTACTTTTACTATTGGAGAAGTAGTAATAGATACCGGCCTTAGACTTTTTTTAAATGCTGGAAATACTGCATCCTATCCTGGATCGGGAAGTACATGGTTTGATATAAGTGGATATGGAAATAATGCTAGTTTAACTGCAGCAACTGCTAGTGCTTTCAGTAACTATGCAATTAAATTTAATAGAAATACTAATACAAGAGCAATAGTATCATCACTAGACTTAAGTGCAACACCCACAATAACCATAAACATGTGGGTTAAATTTTTAAGTTTACCTACTGGCGGTGGAGATACTTTTAGATTTTTAGCAGAGTTAAGTGACAATTATAATTCATTTTCTGATAGTTTTTTTACAGCAATAGCGACAGAACTATCAACTAATAGATGGTTTACTCAAGATAAAGGAAATGTTGGATATAATGCTAAAAATTTATCAACACCACTTCCACAAACAAATACTTGGTATAATTTTACAGTTGTGTATGATCATACTCAAGCGGCATCAAATGAAAGAACTTTTTATATAGATGGAGTAAACCAAACTAATATCGCTAGTACAGAGGGAGGAACAACCTTCAATTCAGACAACACAAATAATTTTGGAAATAGACCTCTACATATAGGAGGAAGATCTACTACAACGTTCTCATCTGATATGGATTTAGGAATATTTCAAATTTATAACAAAGCTTTAAACGCAACCCAAGTATCTCAAAGTTATGAAATTTTTAAAGGTAACTATCCTAATATAGTTACAACAAATCTAACTCATTTATTTGATGCAGGAAACGTAACTTCTTATGCCGGTACTGGAACTACATGGACTAATTTGGCAGGAAGTAGAAATTTGGCATTAGTAAATACTCCAACTTTTGTATCCAATGGAGAAGCTAGTAGATTTATATTTGATGGAACTAATGATTTTATGACAGGATCTGGTTATGTAACAGGATCTGCACCTAAATCTCATACATTAAGTTTTATCGGAAGTTTTGCATCACTACCATCTAATTTTACTAGACATAGATTCTTTTCAGATAACGGAAACCCAAGTAGTTATGGAGTTTCTCAACCAGGGACGGGTCTTGGTCCAGGATCGGTTATAATATCTCAAGGAACTCCGAATTTTAATGCGGATGTATATGATCCACCAGGTGCAGTGCAGTTTGTAAGTCAAAGTCAAACCGCAATGTTTACATTTGTTAGTTCTAATACAGGAATAGATTTTTATCTTAATGGTACTCTATTAGGAGGAACCACCACAGATACATTTGCAGGTGGTTTCACCAATCCAACAAATACATTTTGGTGGGGATCGGATGCAAATGCATCAACTCCATTATCAATGTCATTTTCACATATAATGTGGTATTCATCATCATTATCACCATCTGAAATTACTCAAAACTATAATGCGTTAAAAGGTAGATACGGAATATAATAATTTGATTAAAATTATACCTTCGAAAATAAAAAATATACTTATTGTCATAGTACTAAATTTAAAATAAAATGTATAAAATATTTTAGTTTTTGAAAATAAAAACAATATTTATACATTAGAAATACATAATTGTATAAAATAATTAATTAAAATAACATGGCAGAAAAAATTGTATCACCTGGCGTTTTTACTAGAGAAAACGACTTATCATTTTTACAACAAGGTGTATCAGCAATTGGTGCAGCATTTATAGGCCCATTCAAAGAAGGACCTGCAGTACCTACAGTTGTAAATACACAAACTGAATTTGAAACTTTATTTGGTGTACCCGATGGGACATATTATACACCATTATCGGTTCAGCAATATTTAAAAGAAGCAGGTACTGCTACAATTTGTAGAGTAGTTGGTGTTGGTGGTTATACCGAAAAAGCACCTTTACTTTTAACAATTGCATCAGGATCAGTAACACAATCTCTTGGTATATTATTTAATACCGATACGGATGCAAATGGATTGACTGGATCTGCAGAAACTGTACTATTAACTACTTCTACTAATGGTGATTTTAATATTAGTGGTTCTGAACTTGGATTTAGTGGTTCTATATCATTGGATCCAGCAGATACGGCAAATATAGAATCCGTATTCGGAACATCTCCATATGGTGCAAAGGGTGCATTTGTATATGGATACTTTAAAAATAATTTAGTTCCATTGGGAGTAAATACTACTGCAAGTGCAACTCCTCTTGCAGATCAAGATTTTGCATTTGATGCATGTGAGGCAGATACTCCAATGATTCAATCACAATTGATTTCAGGAGAAAGATATAACTTATTCCAATTCCAAACAATTGGTGTTGGTAATTCTGCAAATACTAAAGTTAAAATTGCAATTAGTAATATCAAAGCAGCTGGAACAATATCTGGTACCGATTATGGTGTATTCACCGTTGTTGTTAGAGATTTTGCTGATACCGATAAGAAGAAAGTAATTTTAGAAACATATCCAAATGTAACATTGGATCCTAATTCTCCAAATTATATTTCCAGAGTAATTGGTGATAGATATAAATCAATCAATTCTAGTGGTAAAATAACAGAAACAGGAGATTGGGTTAACTTTTCAAAATATATTAGAGTTATTAACGTAAATACAAATGCACCTATTACCGCAGTTCCATTTGCACATGGTGCATATAAATTGCCTGTTAGTGGTTCATCTACCCAAGTTGCAAAAATACCAGCAGTAATATTCACAACCGGATCAGTATCCGATAGTGCAGTTCATAGTGGTATTGATTTGGATACGGCTGTTATCAAATATGATAATAGAATCTATATGAAACCCATTCCAACCGGTGCACCAACAGGATCTAATACTGTATTTTCATTGGATACAACTGCCGGATTAACATTGACATCAACAACATCTACCGAACTTGCAAAAAGACAATTTATAGTAGCATTCCAAGAGGGATTTGATGGTATGAGTCCTGCACAACCAATATACAAAGGAAGTGATATTGTAGCTGGAAACTCACAAGGATTTAATCTATCATCTGCATTAACAAGTGGATCAGTTGCATATATGAAACACATTAATGCACTTTCAAATAGTGATGAATGGGATATCAACATGGTTGTAACTCCTGGTGTTGTTAGAAGATTACACTCATACGTTGTAGGTGAAGTGGTTGATATGGTGGAAAATAGAGGTGATGCATTCTATATTATGGATGGTACAGCTATTTCCGATACAATTGACCAAGCAAATGCACAGGCAGCTGCAGTAGATTCTAACTACACAGGTATGTACTATCCTTGGGTTAAAACAACCGACATCAATACTAACAAATTGATTTCAGTTCCACCATCCGTACTTCTACCGGCAGTATTCGCATCTAATGATAGAGTAGCTGCAGAATGGTTCGCACCAGCAGGTTTGAATAGAGGTGGATTGATTGGAGCAGTTGCTGTTATGAACAGATTGACACATTCTGAAAGAGATTCTCTATATGAAAGTAAAGTAAATCCAATTGCACAATTTCCTGGACAAGGTATTGTAGTATTTGGACAGAAAACTCTACAAGATAAATCATCTGCACTTGATAGAATCAATGTTAGAAGATTGTTGTTGACTGTTAGAAAATATATCGCATCTACTTCTAGATACCTTATTTTCGAACAAAATACATCAGAAACAAGAAACAGATTTTTGAATATTGCTAATCCATATTTGGAATCAATTCAACAAAGACAAGGTTTGTACGCATTTAGAGTAGTAATGGATGAATCAAATAATACTCCTGATGTAATTGATAGAAACTTCTTGAAAGGAGCTATCTACTTACAACCTACAAGAACTGCTGAATTTATTCAAATTGATTTCAACATTCTTCCGACTGGTGCAAGTTTTGGTGGATAATTTTAAAAAAGAATATTTATAATAAATAAAAAACGAATAAAATGCCAGAAATTTTAGAATTTGATAAAATGTTTTACAAAAATTTTGAACCGAAACTTTCGAATAGGTTCATTATGGAAGTAGACGGAATAGAATCATATATAATCAAAACAGCATCTAGACCTACCTTTACATCGGAAGTTGTTGAATTAGATCATATCAACTTAAAGAGAAAAATTAAAGGAAAATCTACATGGGATGATATAAACATTACACTTTATGATCCAATTGTACCAAGTGGAGCACAGCAAGTGATGGAGTGGATTAGAAGTTCACATGAATCAATCACAGGTAGAGATGGATATGCTGCATTCTATAAGAAAGATATCAGTTTCTATTTGCTAGGGCCGGTTGGTGATAAAGTAGAACAGTGGACATTGAAGGGTGCATTCATTAGTTCAGCAAACTTCGGTGAGTTGGATTGGTCTGGAAATGATCCTTTAAGTATCGAATTAACTATATCATACGATTACGCTATTTTAGAATACTAATTTAGTATCTTACAAAATAAATAAAAAGGGAAACTCTACGGGGTATTCCCTTTTATTTTTTTATTTTCATATACTTATATATAAACAAAAGTTATATTAATATGGAACAAAACGTAGAACAAAAAGTTACAAGAGGTTTGAATCAACAACCACAATCAGATATACCTTATAGTCCAAAATCATTTCCATTCCCGACAGAGGTAATAAGTTTACCATCAAAAGGTTTGGTTTATCCAGAAAGTAATCCACTTTCAAAAGGTGAACTTACAATTAAATTAATGACCGCTAAGGAAGAAGATATTTTAACATCAGCAGCATTAATAAAAAAAGGAATACAGTTAGATAAATTATTGGAATCAATTGTAGTAGAACCTGGAGTAAACATTAATGATTTAGTTATTGGTGATAAAAACGCCATATTAATTACATCTAGAATATTGGCATTTGGACCAGATTATGAAGCAAAAATAAAGGATCCATTTGATGGTGATGAAGTTGATATCACAATTGATTTATCACAAATAAAGATAAAAGAAGTTGATGAAAGTAAATTGAATAGAAAAAATGAATTTGAATTCTTTTTACCAATATCTAAAAAGAATATTAAATTCAAAATATTGACTCATGGTGATGAAATGATGATTAATAAAGATATTGAAGCATCTGAAAAAACTTTGAAGCAATCAAATGAAATAACAACAAGGTATAGAAGAATTATCGTTGAGGTTGAGGGAAATAAAGATATGGGTTATATTAGTAATTTTGTTACAAATCAATTATTAGCAGGCGATTCAAAAGCATTAAGAAAACATATTGCAGAAATTACTCCGGATTTGGATTTGAAATTTGATTACACATCTCCTATAACCGGTGAAACGGAGGCACTTCGTATTCCGTTTGGAATCGGGTTTTTTTACCCTACCGAGTAATTATAGTTCTCATTTACATAAGAAAATTTTTCAAATGGCTTACTATGCCAACGGTGGATTCAATTGGCATGACCTTTACTATATGCCTATAAAACTTCGTGAGTTTTATTATAGAGAACTTTTGTCAGCAAAAGACAGTGAACGAGAGGAGATGGATAAAGCAACATCGAAAAACAAAAATACATCTACGAGAGTAAGAAGGAGATAATTTAATTGTTGTTTATATTTATACATAAATACAAATAGAATTATTATGCTTAAAAAAAGATTAATAGAGGGAAAAATACTTGATAAAATGTTATCTATGTATCCGGAATTAAGTCCGGAAGGCAAAGGTAAGTTTTTAGATAGGTTAAAAACATCCGATCCAGAATTAGCAAAAGCATTTGGTGGTTGGGAAACTTCTTTTATTGAACTAGTTAATGCTGTAAAAAAAGTAAAAAATAAAAACGGACAAGATACCAAAAAATTAGACCAACTTATTTCTAAATTAAGATAATTTTCTTTTATCCCAATAATAAAGATGGCCAACAAAGATAAATTAAAAGAATTATCAAAAGAGCAAGCACAGCTTCAAAAATTAGATACCATTCTAAAAAAATATAGAAAGGAATGGATGCTATTGCTTAAAGATAAAGAAAAGGGTAAAGCAATAGATGAAGAAAGATTAAAACATTTTGAAAAAGAATATAAAAGTGTAAAAAAACTTGAGGATAGGATTGATGGTGTAGCTGGTAAATATAATAGTGTTGCAAAAAAAATAGATGCTGCAAATAAAAAACTACAAGAATTTAATGAATTTGTAGATGATAGCATTGGGGGTGCAGAAGAATTAGATACTACTCTTGTTAGTATTGGAAATACTGCAGGTAAAAATTCAAAATTATATAAAGAAACAAAGGATATACAATCAGAAATAAATAGTGTATTAGGTAGTATATTTTCTATTACAAACTTTATTGGTGATAAAAACGATAAATTAAAAGAATCTGCTATATCATCTGCCAAAGCATACTACGAAATACAAACATCCGTAGCACAGGCCAATGTTGATTTGGAAAGTAATAAAATATCACAAGAAGATTATAATAAGGTTGTTCAAGATGGATATTCTAAATTTGATGAATTAACCAACGCAATTAATTACGCCGGAGTAGGTAGTAAGAAGTTAAAAAATATATTAGATTCTACAAAATCTACATTAGCAGAGATGAATCAATCTGCAAATTTATCATCTTTGATGGAAACTGTGGGTAATACGGATGAGTTATATCAAAAGTTAATGTTAATACAAAATACATTCGGTGAAACATCACAGATTGCTGTTAATTTTGGAACACATTTGATAGGTGTAGAAGCTGCGGCTGAATCCATTGCAGGTGAATTGGCAAAATGGCCAGAATTAACAGGTAAAGCAGGAAAAGAGCAAAACCTATTAAAATCTCAATTAACGGGTATGGTTGATTCATATAAAGGTATGAATTCAAGTATTGCCGATATAAACAAAAAATACGCATCTGGTAGTATCACTGCAGAACAAAGAGCAGATATGATACGTGATGAAAATGAATATTTTTTGAATATAATAGATAGTATTGATTTATCTACTATTGCATCTAAAGAATTGAAAGCACAAATTATTGCAATGAGAGCTGAAACGGAGCATGAAAATAAAGTAATGCTCAAACTACAAAGTACGATTCAGCAGGTCGATAATATGTTTGAGCAATTTGAAGGAATTCCGGCATTGAGAGAATTGAATACTTTAATTAAAACAAATATAAAAGATACACTTGCGTTCAAAGCAGCAATGTTTGCATTGGGTGCAGCAATAGGTAAAGCGGCTTATGATTATTTTGGTGCACCGATTAAAGCAGCAATGCAGCAACATAAAGAAACCGAACAAAATAGAATAGATACCGAAGCTAGTATTGCAAAAATTGCACAAGAAGCACAATTCATTCCTCAAAAAATAGAACAAGAAAGATTAGAGAAAAGAATAGAAGCAGAAAATCAGGTAAATGAATTAACACATGAAGCACAATATGCTGCAGAAAAAGCAGCAAATTCATTTAGAGTATCAATGCAACAAGGTGCGGCACAATTTGAAGCGGCATCAAAAACAGCTTTGTTTGGGCAGGGTATAGGTAGTGTTTCATATGGTGCAGCACAAATGCAATTAGCCGGAATAGGTGCAGATAAAGTTGCATCGGCAATGAGTGCAGCAGCGGGAGCAACTGGTAAAATGCCAACATCAAAAATAGCATCGGATATGGCAGTACTTTCTGAAAGAACGGGTCAATCCGTTGAAAGTGTTGCAGATATTAATGAGATGTTTCAGAGAATGGATGGGGCATCAGAAAAAACTGCATTGAATTTACAAGAAGGATTAAGAACAATGGCCCAACAAAATGGATTAGATTTGGGTAAATTGATGAGTGAAGTTGCGGAGGCATCAAAAGATGCATTATCTTATCAAATTAAAGGTGGAAAAGCTTTAGCAAAACAGGTTGGATTTGCACAATCAATGGGTGTTAATTTTGGTGATGTTGCAAAAGCAGGAAAAAATATGGTACTAAATTATAAAGATAGTATCAAAGCAGAAATGCAATTATCATCTTTATTAGGAGAACAAGTTGACCTTTCCGAAGTAAGAGCTAAATTCGCAGCTGGTGATCAAGCCGGTGCATTAAAAGCATTGCAAGCACAGGGATTGAATCCTGAAGATATGGATATGTTCCAACAGGAAGCATTATCCAATGCTTTAGGTGGATTGGATTTAAATTCATTACAAAAAATAGCACAAAATAAAGGAAAGGATGTTGGTGATTTAAAACAGGGAAATGTTCAAACAGGAAATCAACAATTTTTAGCAACAACTCAACAGGCCCAAGCCACATTAGAAGCTAAACAGGCAACTATATCTGCAGCATCGGCAATAGTTGATGCACAACTTTCACAAAAAATAGGAGATGCATATTTAGCATCACCACAATATAAAGAATATTTAGAAAAGCAAAATAACGCATCACAGCAGGCGGAAAATTTGGCAGGTGCCATGGAACGGGCATGGATACAAAGTGATGCTTACGCAAAAAAATTAATAGAAACACAGAAATTAGATTTTCTAGAAGGTTTAAAAGAAAGTTTAGTTAGTGGACTTGCTCCACTTATTGGCGGTGCATTAATGACAGGACTGACGGGTGGATTTAAAGGAGTCGGTGGAAAAATAGCAGGAATATTTGGTAAAGGAAAAGGTGGTTCAGTAGATGCCACAGCAGCTACTACAATGGTAACACCAACAGCATCTGCAGGAACGGGAGGTGGAATCGTTTCATCGTTAAAAGATGCGGCAGTTAGTACGGTTACCGGAGGTGAAGGAGGAATTGGTTCAGTAGTAAAAGAGTCCGTAGTTGGTGCAGTTGCTGGAAAAGCAGATGAATTAATACCAGGAGCGGGGGGTGTTGTAGAAGGACTTGCAGGACAAGTGGAAGCAGTCGAAGCACCTTTGGAGAAAGCAATGACACTGGGTGAAAAATTAAAAGATTTTGGACAAGGAATTGGATCATTTTTAAAATCAGTTGGTAAAGGCATAGGTGATGCCATTAAAGCTATAATGATGGGATTAGGACAAGGAATCAAGTCATTAGCTACGGCGTTATCATTCCCAACACCATTAGGACCAGCCGGCGTAGCAGTTGCTGCATTTTTCATAGCATTGGCGGGTGCACTTTGGATTGCAGAGCCCGCATTTACAGCGTTGGCACCTGTTATGATTAAAATAGCAGAAGTAGTTGGAACCGTATTAGTAGAAGCATTAAGGCAAGCAGGCCCAATCATTACATCAATATTCAATGGCATTGGTACTGTAATAAGTTCAATAGGAAATTCAATCGCTACCGTAATAACAAGTATAGCAACTTCACTTTCTTTATTTTCAGTAATGAATGCTGGCAATTTAGCAGCAGTGGCAGGATCTGTAACATTATTAGCAGCTGCAGTGGCGTTATTTGGTGGTGCTAATATATTGGGCGCAATTGGTAGTTTCTTCGGTGGTGGAACATTTGATGAATTGAAAGATATATCAAACTTTGCAAATCCACTAATGGCGACTGCAATAGCAGTTGATGCATTGGCTAACGCATTTAGTAGACTGGGTAGTATAAATGTATCCGCATTAAGTAAAATTCCATGGGGAGATATGGAAGATTTCGCATCCGAAGGTGGTAAGTTTGTAATTGCATCGGGTGGCGGAGGTAGTTTGGCAGTTTCAAAAGATACTGCAGATAATATCAAAAAGATGGCAACAAATACCGAAGCAATGGTTAAATTGAATAATACTTTGGTAAAATTAACGAAAGAAGGATTCTTTGGTGGTGAAACATCTAGAATGAGTTTATACATAGATGGTAAAGCTGTAAACACTTCGTTAAAGAGATATAAAGATAATACGAAGGCTGGTAATCCAGGTGAGAATTAAGTGTAAATTTTCATATAGGATATTTATAGTAAACGATATTATAAATGCCAACAATTTTAGAACTTTTTAAAAACGCAAATGGTAATCGTGATGTTACCGTATGGGATGGTACTACACAAAAAAGTGGTATCATAGATAGGGTACGGGATGTTGCTTCTGCGGAATTGGATCCAAATGGGATACGTGTAAATTTTTATAAAAGTATAGTTACTCCACCATTTATATATGGATTAGAAACACCACGTATTACAACAAAAGGTGGTGTTGATCCTGTTAGAACCTTATCAGTAAATAGTACAAGATATAATGGTAAGACTAGTGATGGTAAGGAAATAAATTCTCCAAAAATTACTATTGGTTCTTTGTTGGGTGGTTCTGCTAATAGACCATCTGATACCATTTTTGATAGTACAACCGGTGCACCTATAACAAAAGGAACATTGGGTGGTGGCCCCGGAGATTATAATGCTTTGAAATATGCTATAGACCCTGATAAAGAGGATTACTATGTTAGTCAATATCCTTCTGATAAACCGGCATTTGCTGGTGCATTGAAAAAAAATCCAGTTGCTGCTTTACTAAATGAGGGAAAAAGCCAACTGGGAAATATTGTATCTAAAAAGATAGCAAAAATACGAGGTTCAAAGAAAGATACACCACAAGCCAATGCACGGGAAATTGTATATACTAACAAAAATAAGTATTCTACTATTGATAAATTAAAAGAGCGTAAATTTGATACGTTTAATTCGGCTAGTTTAGATTTAGCAGGTTGGGACGATAAAGGCGGAAAGGATAATGTAGCATCTACATATTTTAATGCAAATGATGGTAAGAATACACCATATGTATATTTTGAAAAATATGGAGTTTCAAATAATACTTTTAGAATATTACTACCCGCAGTAGTATCTGGAATTTCGGAAGAGGTTAGTCCTGAATGGTCTACATATAAATTTATAGGATCACCATTTAATTCTTATAGATTTCAAGGAGTTGAACGTAGTTTAAGTTTTGAAATGAAATTATATTATGAAACTACTACACAGAGAAAAACTATGATAAATAATTTAAACTTATTAAGAAAAACTGTGTTTCCAAGTCAAAATATAGTTGCAACTCAATACCCAACTTCAAACAATCCTAATATAAATTCACCAACTAATCCATATACACCATTATCATTTACTGGAAATTTAATGTATTTAACTATAAACGGCCTATATTATAAACTATTGGGATATATAGAAACGTTATCAATATCAATAGATGATAGTACATCTTGGAGCAGTGGAAATGTTAGAAATAAAGATGGACTGGATAAACCATATCCATCCGTAATTAATGTTTCTATCGGAATGAAAATAGTAGAAAATCCAACTGTAGATTCTAATGAATCGGGATACACATATAATTACGATAATTATTTTACAGGAGATACTTCAAAAAATATTCAATAATAAATGGCTAATAGATACACATATAGTAAAATAAATAGAGATTCCGATACAAAAAAAGAATATATAGAATCCACAATATATCCAAAAATTAAACCATCAGATAATGATTTGTATATTATATCTGAAAGTGGTGACCGATTTGATTTATTATCCTATAAATACTATGGAGATGTATCTAAATGGTGGATAATAGCGGTAGCAAATAATATAAATGATGGTAGTTTATATGTTGAACCTGGAATACAATTAAGAATACCATCGGATACTACACGAATATTAAATGATTTAAATAATATAAATAAATAAGTTATGCCATTTCCATTTTTAACGCCAATACCATTGTGGGTACAACAAATAATGGAAGATAGAGAATCGGATAAATTAAATACAACATTTAAAACACCATGGATTACGATTACATCCGGTGCATTGGTTGTTAAGGGTAGTCCTGTAAAATCTTCCGAAGAACAATTAGAAAAAATCAAAGAGTATATAAAAACTGCACCTGCACAATCTTATAAAGGATGTATTATATCCAATAATTATAATAATTTGGAATTGAATTATTCTTTACATGATACTCCCGTTGGAATTGATTTTGATGGTAAAATTATACGTGTAGAAAATGAAAAAGGTAAATTGGTTTCTACACCAATTATAACATCGGTAGATATTGATACTGATGGTGCTAATAATACATTAAAAACTGCAAGGGTAAATGTTAAGTGTTTTACATTGAAACAATTAGAAATGTTTGAATTGTTTTTCTTAAAACCAGGAATGAATGTTTTAGTTGAATTTGGTGATGTTAGTTTACTACCAAATTTAGAAAAATCAAAAGCACAAACAAACCCATCCGCATCAGTAATTAATAGAAAAAAATATAATACACTTATAAGTGGGAAAGCGCAAAATATAACACCATTCGAAAATATAACGCAGGCAATGGTCGATAAACGTCAAAACTTTGATAACTTTTGTGAAAATTTTTCCAAATATTATAGATCAAATACGGAAGCAATTGCAAACTATATACAAAACGTAGAAAGATCATTGGGAAGTTATGATTTGGTTGCAGGTAAAGTTACTGATTATTCTTTTTCGATACAAGATGATGGAACATATGATGTAAATTTTGAAGTTTCACAGGGAAATCAAATTAGTTTGGCAATTCCACATAATTCAAAAAAATCTGCATCAAAAGTTTCTACTCAATCAAAAGATACAGAATTTACTGGGTTTGATCAAATATTGGAATTATTAATACAAGATTTAAATTTGGGAGATGGTATTTCTTTTAAAGCAATGATAAAAGGACCTCATCCAGAAACCAATGGTAAATGGTCTAATGAATTTTTTAACTTTTTAAAAATAAACGAACAACAAAAAGATACCGTAGCATCGGATGATGCATATGTATCGTTACGTTTTATTTTATCAATATTAATGAATTACGCTATTGATGGGGGAAATGTGGATAAAAAGTTTTTTGAATTCAATTTACCCACATATTTGGAAAAAGTAAATGATACAAATTATAAAGGAATAAATGTATTGCCTGTAAATTCTAGTAAATACATAATGTCATCAACTGATAGTATAATATTTCCATCTAAACGTTTACCAAAATTAATAACAAAGAAAAAATCAAATGATGCATCAAAAACAGGTACAACTGAAATTAAAACAGATGAAAATGAAATAACAATGTCAAGTGAATCGGAATTTATAGATGGTTCTATAAATGGATATGAATTCAATATGACAAAATCTATTTTTATTCCAAATGATTCAACTATGCAAGAGATAAATGCAACATCTTCAAATAATAGTGATACAATTGGTAATGCGTTGAATATTTTTATAAAATATGAAAATATTGTGAATTATTGGAACTCTTCAAAAACAAGAATAGAATTTTTAGAAAGAGTTTTGAATTCTATAAATGAAAATGGATATGGTTTATTTACTTTAATATTTGGGTTACAAGAACAAAATGCAGGACCAACGGTGATAGATGCAAAACTAACATCTAGTTCCGAATATATTAAAAATCAACAAGATTCCTTTAATAATGTTTATAGGTTTAAACCAACTACAATAAAATCAAATGTAAAGCAATTTACTTTTAACTTTGAATTAAGTAATTTAGCAGCTGGTAGGCAAATATTTAATTCTGGAAAGTTAATAGCAGAAGCAAAATCAAAACAATCAAATGTAACTTCCGATAAATTAGAAACGCCTGCATCCGTATATAAATCAGCTGATAACTCCACAATGGCAAATGCAGATGGTTGGTATTCTATAAATAAAGTTGAAGTCAAAACAATTGAAGAAAGTTTTAAGGAATTGACAAGGAGAGTACAAAGTGCCGAAAGTTCCTCTCAATCACTACCAACAACACAGGAAGCAACGAGTGAAGCCGAAGATTTAAATGATGTTATTGATACAAAATCAATTAAGTTTTTGGTAGATGAAAATAAAACTACAACAAGAACTCTTATATTCAAAGATGATAACATCATTTATAAAAAAATATATGATGTTAAAGAGGCAGAAAAAACAAGAAAGCCAACATTATCACCGATAGATATAACATTGGTGGTTGATGGGTTTAGTGGATTTGTTCCTGGTCAATGTTTTAGAGTAGATGGTATTCCTGAAATATATAATCAAACAGGTGTATTTCAAATAACAAATACTAAACATAATATGACAACAGAAGGATGGGATACCACAATTGAAGCCAGTCATAGAATTATAAATTAATGTATTATGTATAAAGATGTTGTAAAAAATAGTAAACTTTTTGAAATAAAATATCCAGATACAATCGTTCCAACACCATCTGAATCGGATTATAAGTTGGGATTTATAAGAAGATATTTTACACAAAAAGCCGTAGATGTTAGTGGACATGTTTATGAAATATCAGAAAGTACATACTCTGATTATGTAACAAATCCATTTTGGATATCTACTGATATGAAATGGAGAATAAATGGACCAATAGAACCTACATATAAAGATAATGGTGAAATTGATGATAGAGGTATAAGATACTCAAATAAAGCAGCTATAAACGGTGCTGCATCTAAATTAAAAAATATAGGATTGTATCTTCCAAATCTTGTACAATTTTATAAATAATTTTGTAAATACGGATATTTTTGTTATATTTGATTCCGTATGAATTTAATAGAAACAAAACAATCATTACAATCTTTTCTGAAATCTAATCCAGATATAAAATTGATAGTTCCAATTTGGAGTTATCATAAAGCCCATGCTTGTCAAAATAGAGTATCGTTTTTTTATTACAAAACGGATACATCGGATGGTATAATAAATTCGAATCACATAGATGCAAAAAAATTAGATTGTAAAGATGTTCTAAAATTAATTAATGAAAATACATTAGTTTTGGACAATCGTTATCTAAGCACAATAGGATTCGATTATGAGTGGGTTTACTTTGAACAATACGGAAAGGCATTCATCCTTTCAGACTTCGCAGAATCCCTTTATAGAGGTTATAGGACAGACTTTAAAGAACTCAATGATTGCATACCATTAATGAAGTGGTACGAATTGTTAAAAGGATTGCCAGTACCACCTACCAATATCCCATCATACAGGAAATACTCAAACGCAATTAGTAAATTGGGAAGGCTGGAAGGGGCGGGGGTGAAAGTCGAAAGGGAAAAATTTATTGATGCGTTTCCCACATTCCCCGAAGATTATATTAGGAGAGATAACATCGTTTACACACAATACAATCCATATACAATAACCGGCAGACCATCGAATAGACATCTTAATGTGAATTGGGGTGCTATAAATAAATCCGATGGTAGTAGGGAAGCAATTCATAGTAGATTTCCGGGGGGTACTCTTTTACAAATGGATTATGAATCGTATCACATTCGTTTGATTGCGAAGTTAATTAAGTACGAATTTCCTATGGGTGAAACCGCACACGGACACCTTGCGAACCTTTATGGTACGGATTATGAAACGGCAAAAGGATTAACGTTCAAATATCTTTATGGTGGATTAGATGATTTTGCAAGGGGTATTCCGTTCTTTCAAAAAGTGGATGAATACATTAAGGAGGTTTACCAAAAGTTCGTAATCTCCGGCCGTTTAACGACTCCCCTATACGGAAGGGAAATACACTTTGGAAGAATAGAAGGAGGGACTGAACAAAAGGTATTCAACTACTTATTACAGGCATTAGAAACTGAAATCAATTATATGAAGATTGGAGAGGTGTTAGATTGGTTGGAGGGGAAAATGTCAAAAATGATTCTATATACATACGATGCATTCCTTATAGATACACATCCAACGGAGAGAGATTCGGTTTTAGAAGGGGTTAAAGGGATAATGGAGAGAGGCGGATTCCCCGTCAAAGAATATGAAGGAAAAAACTATGGTTCATTGGAACTATTAAGTTAAAAAAAGTATATTTATATCATATAATTGTAT